TCCCAAGCTGAAGAGCGAGCAGAACTGCGCAGTAGAGAAAGCAATGATGATGTCATTGAGGACAGCATATAAAAAAAAGCTAATCGATGAACGCGAGTCAAAGAGAGGCTTATTGGACCAAGTTTGAAAGACTTCGTAGAGGTCTTGATAATAAATATAGTTCTTTGTTTCAAAAGGCGATCAGTAAAGAGATGCGCAAAGTTGCGAGAGACTTGCAGCTCATGGGTCCGAGTGCAACGCTGTCTATGATGGGTAGCTACGCATGGAGTGATGAGCTGATGAAGATAATGACCGAGCTATACCGTGAGACGGCAGTGGTGTTCGGCAATGCATCATATAGAGCAGTCAGAAACCAATCTCGCAAAGCCGCAGACCCATTTGGACTCAATACTGACTTCATCAGTCAAATCATACAATTTTTGAGTCTGTATGGCTTTCAGCTCGTGGCAGAGATGACGCAGACATCAAAAAAGAAGCTGACGGATATTATCACGCAAGCTGTGCAAGAGGGGCTGAGCATTGATGAGATGGTCCGCATCATTACAAGTGATGACGATCTAGGATACAGCGCAATGCGTGCAAGAAGGATAGCGAGAACGGAAGTAATGAGGGCTTCAAACTATGCTGCTCTACAAGGCGCAAATTCCCATAACTTTGAAGTAGATAAAGTTTGGATAGCGGCGAGAGACAGCAGGACGAGGAGAATACCTCGCAATACTTATGATCACTTAAATATGGATGGCCAACAAGTACCGTATGACCAACCATTTACTTCTACTGGTAAGAAAGGTGACACAGTGCTAGCCACTGCACCTGGAGACCCAAATAGCCCAGCAGGCTTTACTATCAACTGTCGATGCGCAATAGGCTTTGTGCCTAAGCGTGATGCTAATGGAAGACTAATAATGAAAAGATAAATATGCCAATATATTCGTGTTCAAATGGCAAGTATAGGATAGGAGAGGGCGAGTGCGTGTATGAGAATAGAGAGACTGCACTTCGTGCCTATCAAGCGTATCTTGCTGAAGAAGGCAAGAGCCTAGAGCTGAAAGAGGAGACCTACAATGATTATCCAGAGGCTGCTAGCAACAACGCAAAGCGTGCTTTGAAGTGGAAAGAGGAGAACGGTAGTTCTTGTGGCACACCCGTAGGCTGGACTCGTGCAAATCAGCTCGCAAATCGTGAGCGCATAAGCAGAGATACAATCGCTCGCATGGCTTCATTCAAAAGGCACCAGCAGCACGCAGACGTGCCATATAGCGAAGGATGCGGCGGCCTTATGTGGGACGCATGGGGAGGCACAGCAGGCGTAGAGTGGGCAATAAGAAAACTAAAACAAATAGACAAAAAACAAGGTGGAATGATATACAATTACAAATCCTTTGACCTAGAGGTTAAAGACGTTGATACTAAAAATGGTGAGGTCATTGGTTACTTCTCTGCTTTTGGTAATGTTGACAGCGATGGTGACATTATGATGCCAGGCGCATTCAAGCGTTCAATCCAAGACTGGGGACCAGAAGGAAAGAATAGAATTAAGCATCTAATGAACCACGATCCATCACAACCTTTGGGTAAAATACTTGAGCTGAAAGAAGATGACTATGGTCTATATTACAGATCAAAAGTTGGCAGCCATCAGCTTGGCAAGGATTTTGTGAAAATGGTAGAGAGTGGCCTTATCACCGAGCATTCAATTGGGTTCAGAACGCTGAGAGAGCAAAAAGCCGATAATGGTAATCAAATCCATGAGGTAATGCTTTTCGAAGGATCTAGCCTGACTGCATGGGGTGCAAACGAAGCCACACCGCTCCTTGGTATGAAAAATTATAATAACTTAGAGAAAATACAAGATCAAATCAAATCGTTTGAGAAATTTATTCGCAATAGCGATGTAACAGATGAAACAATTGATTTGTGTCTTTTAAAAGTAAAACAATTAGCACAAGCCGTAGAACAGATGAGTAGCACAAAGGCAGTTGATGAAACACCTTTGCAGCCAAAAGAAGAAGAGGTGAGTGTTGATACATTAATAAACATAATAAACAAATTTTAAAATGAGCGACATTAAATCATTCGAGTCAGCTTTGGAAGCTAAACTCGCTGAACAAAAGGCTGAAGTAGCTGCTGCTACTGAGAAAGCCGCTAAGGCGTTCGAAAGCAAAGTTGAGTCAATCAACGAGCAAATTGCTAAGAACAACAAGACAATCGCTGAAGCAAGAGAAGAAGTTCTCGCTGCTAAAGCTGCTTTCGGTAAACTCTCTGCAAAAGAAGAGAAGAAAGTTGCACAATCTTATGCTGACCACATTTCTGAAATTAAATCAGCAATTGGTGATGCAATCGTAAAAGGTTACGATTCAATCAAAGAAGCTGCTAGAACAAACGGTAAAGGTTTCAATTTCGAATTGGATCTTAAAGCTGTTGGTGTTATGACTGAAGCAGTTAACTTGACCGGTAATCCTTACACTTCTTACATCAATTCTCCTGCGTTGCGTTCTTTCGTGAACCCACACCTCAGAAGCGTATTCAACATCATCCCAGTATCAACTGGTTCTGTTTCTTTCCCTAAAGGTAACATCCCAGTTGGTGAAGGTTCTTTCGGTAAGCAAACCGAAGGTTCTGCTAAAGCACAAATTGATTACGATGTAACAGTTGTAAACAAAGTGTTGCAATTCATCGCTGGTTATGTAAAGGTATCTCGTCAAATGGTTGATGATCTTCCTTTCTTGAACGCATATTTGCAGCAATCTTTGATCGAAGATTTCCAAAGAGCTGAAGATACATATTACTTGAACGACCTCGCTGCATCTGCAACTGCTGGTTCATCTAGTGGTGCTAACACAGCTGAGAAGTTCGTAGACTATGTAGCTCAACTTGGCGGTCTTAACTGGAATGCAAACCTTATCTTGACCACACACACTGGTTGGGCTAACGTATTGAAAACATTGCCAGCTAACGGTTCTTACTCTGTACCTGGTGGTATCACTATCGATCCTCAAGGTAACGTGAGAATCATGGGTATCCCAGTTATTCCTCATAGCTTGGTAACTGCATCTAAGGCTTATGTTCTCGATACAACTAAGTTTGCAATCGCTCAACAAAGCGGTCTTGCAGTAAGAAGCACAGAATTTGATCAAGATGACTTCGTGAAGAACTTGATTACTTTCCGTTGCGAAGCTCGTTGCGATTTGATGAGTTTCCAGCCTACTGCTTGCTTGTACGGAAGTATCTAATATTGCCCATACATAAATCTAAAAGGGAGGCCCGTAAGCCTCCTTTTTTTTAATACTATGAAAGGATACATACTAACCACTGATAATGCAATTGACAGACTCGCTAGTGCAATGCGAGAAGTTTCCAAATTAGGATACGAACCAGAGCCTTATTATGCTATCAAGGATGCAGATGCAAAAGTTAGCTTTAATAAGAGCATGAAACAAATAATGAGCGAACACGATGGTGTTCTTGCATTATTTGAAGATGATGTACAGATAAAAGAATATGCGCATTACGAAAGCGCATTAAGTCAACTTCCAAGTGATTGGGAGCTTTGTTATTTAGGTGCTAATATAATTGGCGAAGTAACAAGATATAGTCAAAATTTATTTTGGCTCAACGGCGGTTGGACAACTCATGCGGTTTTATATAATAACCCTAAAAGATTTAGTGAGCCATTTCTTGATATGACTTATCAATATGATGATTGGCTTTTAAAACATATACAGCCAAGAGGTAAAAGTTTTATCATTTCTCCAATGATGGCTTGGCAAAAACCACATTACTCTCCACTATGGAATCATTATGCAGATTATACAAATATCTTTGATGGTTCTGCAAATAAACTTATATGAATATACTTGCTTCGATTCATCTCTACCCACCAGAACATAATTGCGGCGCGGAATATATGATTCATTGGATGCTTAAAGATTTGCAAAGCAAAGGGCATCATATAAAAGTCTTATTGCATCAAGCAAACAAATACCGCATAAGAAATAATTATGTCTTTGACGGCATTGATGTTTTTCCTCCAAATGAAAATGTGATCGATAGTTTGATGCGCTGGAGCCATGCAGTTTTTACGCACTTGGATTATACAAGATGGACAATTGCAAGTGGAGGACTTTATAAAAAACCAGTCTTTCATCTAATTCATAATAGCCATCCATACCCTGAAATCATCAATGCAAGGCACAATCAACATATTGTGTATAACTCTTTATGGCTAAAAAACCTATTAAATTACCAATGGCCTAACTTTATAATGACGCCGCCAGTTGACTATCGGATATATGACTTGAAGATTGACCCGTGGAAGAACGAGTATATTACTCTCATTAACACAAACGAGAACAAGGGCGGTAAGATATTTGAAGAGATAGCTAGGCAAATGCCAAATAAGCGGTTTTTAGGCGTTTTGGGCAGCTATGATGAGCAATTGGATAGTAAGCTACCAAATCTCAAATTAGTGCCAAATACGAGCAATATAAACCAGTATTATAGGCAGACTCGCATCCTGCTCATGCCAAGTGAATACGAGAGCTGGGGCAGAACGGCAACCGAGGCAATGTGCAGTGGCATTCCGGTCATATGCAGCGAGGCAGAAGGGCTGAAAGAGAACTGCGGAACGGCTGGAATATATATAAAAAATCGTAATGAGATTAAAAGCTGGGTTAACGCGATTAATAGGCTGGATGACAAAAAAGCCTACGAGGAAGCCTCAAGAAAAGCAAAAGCGAGATCTAGAGAACATGATCCGAGCAAAGCACTCGATGAGTTTGAAGGATGGTTTCGAGAAATGGTATATAAATATTAGTAAAAATGGCGATATATATAAACGGAGTGACGATTGTAGCTGATGCAGTAGTAGAGCCAGTCAGTCTCACCGATGCAAAGAATTGGATGCGAATAGATTACACATCAGATGATTCTTTAATACAAGGGCTTCTGAATGCGTCAAGAGTGCATCTTGAGAAATTGACTGGCCTTTCTTTTGTTAATAAACTAATTAGAACGAATTTTGAACTAACCGGAACCCAGCCTCCGCTATGGATGGTAGACCTACCTTACGGACCGCTGGTATGTGTGGATGAACTTAAAATAAAAACTGGCATAGGACTATACAACACTTTGACCAAGAACGAGGACTTTGAGATTATTGCAGGCAAAGTATGGATCTATGAGCCAGGTATTTATACAGCTCTTTATCAAGGCGGATTTGGGACACTTCCAGAGGATTTGGCAGACGATATTATGGCTTTGACTGCATGGCAGTACGAGAACAGAGGCAAGAAGATGAATGCAGACAGACAAGCCCTTATCAGCCAATATCCTAACTGGGATGGGTTAAACTATCATCAATATAAAAAGGTGAATATCTAGTGGCAGCACCAATGACCATAAAGATCACTGGTATCGAAGCAACCTTTGCAAGATTAAAATCAAAGGTTAATGAGATAAAAGCCGAGATAGACAATGAAATGGCTGCTGCTATGGAAATGATGGCTACGAGCGCAAAGCAGAAATTTCCATCAGCTCCTAATCAAGAAGAAGCAGACGAATATAGCAGAATAAAGACATCTATTAGAGTTAAAAAAATTCAAGATTTAAGCTATATGCTTATAGCTGGATACGGGGATGACCCACAGAACCCAAATGATGCATTAGCTGCATATATTGAATTTGGAACTGGACCAAAATTTTCACAATATCCTGGTAAGGAAGCAGAATGGCAAAATCTTGCAATACAATATAAAAAATCTGGGAATGGCTGGATGACGCCTGCTCCGTATTTTTACCCTTCAGTAACTGAAGGATATCAAAAATTATTTGCTACAATAAAAAATATAGTAGAAAAAGATGAAAGATTGTAGTAATAATGTAAGAACAATATATGTAAATGCCTTAAATGGTAATATTACATATAACAGTAAAAGCGTTCCGGTATATGGGCAAGATCCTTTTAGGACTATGCCACAGAATTATGTTATAATTAGTTCTATAACTGAAGTTGCTAATAATAACAATCATAAATTTCAGAATATTGTAAGTGTAGATATTGATATATTTAGCGAACAATATAGAGTAAATGATTTGTCAGTAGTAGATAATATAGCTAGTCAAATACTTAATATTTTGATTACAAATCCATCTATTAATGTATTTCAAGACAATGATTTTGTAGTATATCCAGTAGCTAGAACAAATTCATTATATTTACCTTTGTATAAAGGAGATAATTATACAGCACGTAAAATAATAACTATCAACAATTTAGTAAACCAAAAATAAACAAACAATGGCACAAATTTTAGGAGCAGCACAGAGCATCGAAATCGATGTTACCAACGTTGGCACAGAGTACGATAGCCTGGTATGTCTTCGTACATCTTCAGTTAATTCAACAGTAGACGCAACTACTGATCAAACAAATTGCGGAGTATTGACAGCAGTAGGCTTTCCACAAATGAGCTTGGATTTTGATGCTATTTGTGAAACAGCTCCTACAAGCGCACAAGTATCTTACAATGCTTTGTTGACAGCATTTAACAACAAAACAATGGTAATGGTAAGAGTACAAAATCCAGTTGTAACTGGTTCTTCAGCAGGTGCTGCGTATTACCACAGATTTTCTGGGTATATTACCTCTTTGACTTTGAACCAAGCAACAACTGAATTCATTAACTTCTCTGGAACAATTCAATCAACTGGTACAATTGATATCGATCCAGCAGCTTAATACTAAATAATGAACTATACTACTTTAACTATAAATAATGAAAAGATTGGGTTAAAATTTGGAATGGCTTCTTTTAGATATTTGTCTGAAGGTAAGTTTGTAGAAGGTAAATCTTTTCAAAATAATATAATAACTGAAATTGGAATTGCTCATATAATATATAGTGGTTATATGAACAATTGTTTAGTAAAAGAAATAGACGAACAGTATTCTTTTGAATTTTTTGTAGACTTTGTTGAGTCCAATATTAAGAATGAAAAAATAATGGATGAAATAAAGAATATAATAAATGTGTGGTCTAATTCTGATTTTATAAAACAAAAATCAGATGATACTACAAAAAAAAAGAGTACTCGTGGGAAGAAATAGAAGCATTCGCATTCGGTCAATTGTTTGTGAAGCCTCGTGAGTTTTATGAGATGAGTCCTCGACATTTATCTTTAATGATAAAAGGATTTGAAGATAAGAGGATTGATCAATATAAACAAACAAGACTTTTGATGTTTACAATGGTGCGGTTGATGGGGGACCCTAAAACCGCTCCAAAAACTCCTGAACAGCTATGGGAATTGCCAGGCGATGAGCTTACTACAAAAGTTGACGAAGAGGAATATAGGGAAATCTTTAAAAGGTATAAGAAATGAGTCTTGGAATAAAAGTCGATACTGATTTACAACAAGCACAAAAGGATATCGATAATTTTTCGAAAAGATCCAGGACTGCATTGACTAGCTTGAGTTTAGTTGCTCAAGATTTACCTTTTGGATTTATAGCTATACAGAACAACTTACCGAATGTTATTCAAGCATTTGGAGAATTGACCACCAAATCAGGTGGATTAATAGGAGCTTTAAAAGGAATAGGGAGTGCTTTAATTGGGCCGTCTGGTATTTTTTTAGCATTTAGTGCAGTTACCGCTGGAGCTACATATTTAATAAAAGAATATGGTAGCCTAGAAGCTGGTATTGAGGCACTACTTGGGAAAACATATAGTTACACAGCTGCATTAAAAGAAGCGCAAAAATCACAGAAAGAATATAGTGATGAAGCAAGGCAAACAAGAGATATAGAAAATGATGCCGCTGGATCTTATTCTGCATCTGCAATTAAATTACAATCATTAACAGATACAGTTTTAGATGCAAATAAATCTGATAGAGAAAGAAAAAATGCTCTTGAGCAATTAAAAGAATTAGATAAAGAAAGATTTCAAAACTTTGATTTAGAAAAAGGAGCATTAAAAGGATTACAAGAAGCTACAGATGCTTATACTGAATCATTAATTGCAAATGCTGTTGCAAAGCAATATGAACAAGAGATTGGAGCAGCTACAGTCAATTATAATAAACAAAGAGATGTTCTATTTGATATACAAAAAGAATTTGATAATCTAAATTCACAATATCCAGACCTTGCTGATAAGGCAGCAAAATTTAATACAGAATTAGCTAAACAAGCAACTGCATTAATTACAGCTGGCATGAATGCAGATGCTGTAGAAAAAGTAATGGCTGTATTATCAAAAACAGCCCCTCCATTAGTACAAAGATTTAATTCAATAAATACAACTTTAACTGCGCAAGATAAACTTGTAAAAAATCAATTATTTCCAAGTTTACAGAAATTAGGAGAAGAATATAAAACAGTTTTAAGTACAATAACACAAGGTTTTATACCAAAAACAGATAAATCAGCACAAAAGGCATTAGATAAAAGAAATAAAGAATTAACTGATGGATTTATAGAATTTTATAAATCATCAAGTAAACTACAAGATGCCGCCAATAGAGCAGAATATGATGCTACATTGGCTTTGCAAACAGATAGAAATAAAGAATTACTTCAGTTATTTACAAAATATCAAGACGATTTAAAAGCGTTACAACTAGCAGGATTTACTGATAGTACAAATGTTACTGAAGCATATAATAAACAAAGACTAGAAATTAATGCTAAATATGATGCGGAAGAAGCGAAAAGAAGGGATAAAATAATTAAAGAAGCAGGCAAAGCTGAATTAGATGCTTATCTATCAACATTGTCAGATAGGGATGCTGAATTGTTTAAAAGAGAGATTAAATTTTATCAAGATTTGGCTGCTGTAAAAAAAGCAGGCACAACAGATTTTACATTAATTGAGGAAGGTTATAGGTTAGATCGGTTGAAGATCAATCAAAAATATGACGAAAAGGAATTGCGTGATTTTGAAAAACAACAAAATAAATTGAAAAAACAATTTGAAGATATAAGATCAAACCTTCAAAGTGTATTTTTTAATCCATTATCTGACATTTTTGAAAAGTTCTTAGAAGATGGAACTTTTACTTTTGAAGAGTTTAGAAAAGTAGTTGTACAAAATATTAAAAAAATGGTGGCACAATTAGCTGCTACGCAAATTTTAAATACTTTGGCTTCAGTATTATCTGGGTTCACACCAGGTGGTACTGGATCATTTATAGGTAATTTATTATCAGGTAATATAGGAGGATCAATGAATAGAAGCGGATTTGAAGCAAGTAGCATTGCAGCACCAAATATAGGTGGCTTATCAGGCGGCTCTCTAGCAATGACTGGAGGCGTAAGTCTTGTTCTCCGTGGTTCAGATCTTGTGGGTTCAATCAATCGTACTAACGCTCAAATTTCAAGAGTAGGATAATGGCTTGGGGCAAAAAATATACAATGTCTTTTTACACTCCAGAAGAGGAGCTGTGTACTGTTGACTTTTATATAGATGGATATACTGGAGATCCTACAATATTGAATCCAGCAGAGAACGCTTTTATATTAAGAGAGTTCAACACAGACGATGATATATTTAAACCAATAAGAGGGCAACAAGCAGAAATATCATTTGTGGCTAATAGTTCTATTAGCATTTCAGATTTTATAGGAAATAATGACAATTATTGCTATGTAGAATTTACATATAATTTTACAAGTTCACCTGGTGTTTATTGGACTGGGTATACATTACAAGATGATTTGCAAGAGGAATGGATAGATACAAATAGAACTATTACATTAAGAGCTACTGAAGGATTAGGACTATTAAAGAGTAAAGAAATGTTAGATAACTCTGGTAATGAAATTACTGGATACAAAACATTTTTTTACTATTTGAACGAATTGACGAAAGAAGCATCTGTGTTAAATGCTTATTATTATGTAATCAATTCATTGTATAATGATGCAATTGATGATACAATAAATGATCCTGCAATAGCACAAACATACGTTGATCCAAGGACCTTTAGCATCGGTGATGGTGAGTATGAAGATAAATATACAGTCCTTGAAAAAATCAATAAGGCTTGGAATCAGACACTCTTTCAATGGAAAGGTAGATGGTATGTTTTAAGATTAGAGGATTTGTATTGTCCTACATCTACAAATCTTAGAATTAAAAGATGGTATGCAGCAGGATTTCCAGATCAATGGACTGGAACTACAGGAAGATATGATATTAGTGTTGGAAATACACAAAGCATTAAGCCAATAGAGCCTTTAATGCTTAGGACCATAAATAGACAAATTAAGAAAACGGAATTAGATTTCTTTTATAATTATCCTACTGAATTTGTTCCAAATCAGAATTTTAAAAGAGGTTCTTTACAATCTAGTACATCTACATATAAAAGATATAATGTAAATAATTGGACTACATACAAAGGTACTTTTGCCAGTCCAACAGCAACTACAAATGCAAAATATAGGCAAGACACATTAAATTCATATGGAGTTGTTACTGATTCATATATATACATGGTGCCAGAATCAACTGGCGTCAATTGGTGGCAAAGTGAACCAGTTCCTATTTACAGAAATGATATTTTAGATATATCATTTTTGATTGGTGTTTTATCATTATTAACATCTTCTATAAAATTAACAGTTGCATATGTGTATGTTAAAACTGGTGCAACAAGTGGATATTTTTTAGATGATAATGGAGATTGGAAATTATTTAATACTTTAAGTACTGGCAATAGCTCTCTATCAATAAAATTTGATGATGATAATAAATTGACTGCTGATAGATATATTTCTAAATCTGTATTGTCAAAACCAGTTCCAGCCCAAGGTAATTTAATCATTGTTTTATATAACCCATCAGGTTATAAATTTAGTCAATTAGAGATTAAATACCAGTCAGCATTCTCAAATGTCACAGCTCAAAATATTGCTGGACACAAAGAATATTATACAAAATCTGAGGACATTAAATTTAATGACATAGATCAAATTTATATGTCTGATATAGAGACAAACACAAATGTATATGGTGGAATTGTGTATGACCCAGGTACTCCAGGAACATCACTACCACTACTTACTACACAAGATTGGTATAGGTACAGATATAATACAGAGGCTTTTAGTTTTATTCGAGAGAATTTAACAGCTAAATATAATTTTAATAAGTTTAATAGGAATAAGATTGATGCCAATTTTTATGGCTTGAAACAATCTAGTCAACCAATTGGTCTAATAAATACTGTCAGATTCGTTGACGATGATCCTAACAAAATTTATTATATTGCAAATATGAAAGAGATTAACTTCTCTCAAGGAACTTGGGCAGCTACCTTGGTAGAAGTTTGGGATGGCGATAGAGACCCAGAAACTGCAACTACTTATCCAACTTATACTAGAGATTTCTTATACAAATAATTATGGCAGACGTAGTTAAGGCGGAAGGCCTAGTAATAACATATAGCAAGAGCGGTCAAGTATACCCGATAGCTTGTAGCAGAAATGCTACATTAAGTGTTAGTAGGGATTTCTATACTTTGGCTGCTAAGACATCTGGCAAATTTAAAGAGTTCTTGCCAGGCCGTAGGACCTTTACGATAAGCGGAAATGGACTTTTAAAGCTATCTGAGAGCTTTATGCATGGCTTTACCCTATTTGATTTATTCCAAACTAATGACACTACTTACACTGCCTATTTGGAGATTATTGACAATCAAAATAACTTCTACGTTTATAAGTTCAACTGCATATTCCAAGATGTAAGCCTCGAAAGCTCAAGCGGAACGCAATTCGCAACTTATAATTACACTATTCAAGGAACGGGGGCCTTTACTGCGGTTAGCCAATATAGCACGCAAACCGTGACTGGCGGCCAAGTGACTGCCCTTAATCCAGATGTTTATAGGCTTGTAGGAGTAGGCATAGGAGGCAAGTGGTACTTTAATTATACAGTGACTGGAACTTCACCTAACTTTGTTATTAATATCGGTAGCGCATTTAATGGGCAAACCGCAAATATGGTTTATTTTACATATTAATGAAGAGATAAAATGGAAATGAATTTCTGGTTAGTTTTAGGAATACAAACGGTAGCACTTGCTCTCGGTGGTATTCGTGTTTACACCGATTTTAAGATCAGACTAAGAGAGCATGATTTGAGGCTTAAAACACTTGAGAAAAAAGAAGATGAAACTGTCGTGCAATTTAAAGAAATTATGCAAGCTCTTAATGAAATAAAATTACAATTAAAAGATAAAGCCGATAAAGCATGATAGGGGAATTAAACATGAAGCCAATAAAGAAAGGTGACACATACGTGATTACTTATTCTTTTTATAATGATGAATGCGAGAGCGATCCGCTCAATGTCAGCACGTATAGCTTTAAGCTACAAGCCAAAAACACGGCTGGCACTGTAATGATCGAGTGGCTAAATGCTGACTTTGTGGCTATGGATAACTTTACAAGAAAGGTATCATTGACCCCTACCACAACGGCGGCATACACGGCTGGAGAATATTCCTATGAGCTTGAGGTTACCATCTCTGGCAACAAATACACTTGGATGCAAGGTTTTATTGAAGTACAAAATCAAATAACATCGTGATATTAATTAAGGTTACATATAGCAATACTACACCTACAATTAAGGTAACTTATGATGTAACTGATGTTTACATAAGCGGTGGCGAGTCTAGTCCCGTATATGTAAATTTAGATTATAGTGCAAGTGGAGCAGCTACAAATATTACATCCGTAGGGCTCACAATGCCAGAAGCGTTTAATGTAGCAAATTCGCCACTAACCGTGAGTGGTACGATAGCAGTTACTGCGGCTGGCACTGGAGCGCAATACATAAAGGGTGACGGCACGCTTGGTACCTTCCCTACAACAATTAATCAAGCTCTTACGCTTATTCGTGAAGTTTATAATAGCACGGGTGCAACCTTAACAAAAGGTACGGTTGTCTATATAAACGGCGGTCAAGGCAACTTACCTACCGTGACAAAAGCACTGGCCCTTGGTGATATCACTAGCGCACAAACATTTGGTGTAGTGCAAAGTAATATTACAAATCAAAACAATGGCTTTGTAGTAGTGGCAGGAGGTATAAATAGCCTAGACACACAAGCATTTGCAGTTGGCACTGCTTTATATTTATCACCTACTACGGCTGGCGCATATACAAGCACAAAACCTTATGCTCCTCAGCATATTGTGTATATAGGTGTAGTGGTAAGATCGCATCCAACTATGGGTGTGATTGAGGTTAAGATACAAAACGGATATGAGCTAGATGAGTTGCATAATGTGGCGGCGCAAAACCCAGATGATGGAATGATAATAAGTTATGTAGCAAGCACTAGCCTTTGGACAAAAACAAACACAATAGATTTAGGAACCTGGTAATTTTAAATATATATGCCAAACACATTAAGAGTCAAAAGAGGTTTAGCTGCAACACTTCCGAACGGAGCGCAAGGCGAACCTTTGTTCACTACCGATACTTACGAGCTTTACATAGGTAAGGGCGATGGTACAAATCAACGCTATCAAAAATATATAGCTAGTGGTACTACATCTCAATATTTAAGGGGTGATGGGTCACTTGAGACGCATAATTTGGATAGCTTGACGGATGTGGTTGTAAGCAGCCCTAGCAACGGCCAATTCCTAAAATACAATGGAACGAATTGGGTCAATAGCGCAGGAGGATTTTTAAGTGGTGGAGCAACGGCTGCTGGTCAAGTTGGCGTATTTGATGCGACTACAAATATCGTTGGATATACAACTTTTACCTACGATACTGTCACTGACAAATTGAGCATGACCAATGGTTATGTCAATAATACTTTGACTGTTGACGGTCAATTGGTAATTAAAAGCGAAAGCGGTGCGAGTGCATATACAAGAGGTTTAAAATTCCCTGACAATAGCTATGGAGGTGCTGGAGATATTGCAGGGCTTAGGTTGCATAACGCAGGAGGTGAAAATATCATCCTTGAGCTTTACGCTGGCAATGATAGCCTAGACACAATTAACTTTGCGGTTGCGGCAGGTGGAAGCACTTATAATGACAATGTTACTATCAATGGCAATAAGATTTGGAACGTAGGCAACTTGCCTTCTCCTTTAAGTAGCACTGGAACAATTAATAGTGGAGAGATTGCTATATTTAGCAATGGCACTACGGTTTATAGCGATACGGCTTTATTTTGGGATAATACTCTAAATAGGCTTGGAGTAGGTGGCACATCGCCAAATGCACAAGTAGGCGTAAGTACAAGTAGTGGTGTGAATGCTTTTGGATATAAGACAAGTGGCGCAAGTTATTATGAGATGGTATTGGTTTATGACAATACCACTTATGGGCATTTATTCCAAACAAGTAGGGGCGCATCAACAAGTGCAA